CTACAAGCAAGCGCAAGCAAGCAAGCATGCGCAAAATACCCCAGTAGTTAGACTGTATCACCAGGGGTACAGATCTGTGGCCTTCATACTTTTTGCACAGGATTTTTTTAGCTTTTACCAAAACTTCGCCCCCTTCTGAGATCTGAAATCAAAAAAATTTGCGCTAGCAATTTTTTAGACTGCTATAGCGGTCTCGATAAGTACTTGTATGTTGTCCAAACTAGAGGAACAGTTCCCGTATCAAGCTGTAGTACCCTGGCCAGATAACCCTACTGTAGCACGTCAGCAAGACTGGATAGACAGTTTATTACTGCTAGAGTTATGGTTAGACAGTCATATAGGTTCTGGACAGTGGATATTCAGCTCTACGCAAGATCAAGAGTATTATCAAGCATGTATAGCGTTTCAACGTGCTTCAGATTGTACTATGTTTATTCTACGCTGGGCTAATTAAGTGTATGTTCAATATAAACAAATTCCATGCTCATATACGTATGATCGAAATGAAGCTCATACGCTTAGAAGCATATCGTCAAAACATCATTAATGCTTTACCCTTAGAAGAGTCAAAGATTACATTTAATGATCGTGATCGTCTTAAGGATGTTGACGTACAGATCAATCGTGCTAAGACTACTATAGCGGCTTATCAAGCTAAGATTGATCTACATACTCCCAAGGGTGATACTCCAGCATGATAGAAAGCCACGCACGTACATGGGTTCGTACTCTTAGCTATCGTTTTACAGCTCTAGCTATTACTGCGCTATGGACTGGCTTAGGTGAAGCTGTAGCTATACACTTTGTCTTAGCTATTGTACAGTATGTGATGGAACGCTTATGGTTAAGAGTAAAATGGGGAAAACTCGTTTAAAGATCCCTTTTATATGGCGTATGTGGTTTCTCTTGGCTGTACTAGCAGTCTTGGAAGGGTTACTATTATATGGGATTAAACTATACCTATGAGCGACTGGCAAGAACCTGAAGTTAAATTTAGTCTTAAGCAATGGCTGTGGCTAACTTTGGCCTTTGTATGCTTATACTGGGAGTTTGCTACTATGTGGACTTGGTGTAAGTGGTTTACTAATTGTTGAACTTATTAATACTGTTGATAATAATATAGGGCTATAAAAGCCCTATATTTTTGTTTTTGCGCTACCGCGGCTTCGCCGCTTGTGACAGGTATCCTTTTTACCCCACCGCACTAGGATGGAAGGTAATCTTCTGTTCTGGATCTTTTCCAATCCACTCATCTACTTCTTTGATGTTCTTTAATAGAGTGCCGTCTGGTAACTGTATAACTGGCAAGTTTGACCATGATGGGCTAGCCTGTTTAAACTGATCAAAGGTCCAATGGAACGCATCGATCTTACGTTCTTCTACAGTAACACCTTGACGTGTTAGGCGATCTACTACGTGATAGCATAGACTGCATCCTGGGCGAGTCCATACAATAGCTGTTTTTTGTTGTTCTGACATGATGATATTTCCTTATATGTTAGTGCGTACTAACCAAGTGTACTTGACTTGACTAATAGCAATGGTTGATTGAGTTTGATTAAGTCCTACGTTACGATCACCGTTGTAGACTGGAATCTTGATCTGCGCGGTATTTTGATATACTGCGCTGGCGCTGTTTGAATAACCTAGAACTACTCGGTCTGTTTTGTTACCAGCAATATTTGGGTGAATAATATATGACAAGTCTGGGTATAGGAATACTTCTAGTGTTCCTTTATAGTACTCAGTATTGTTGGTGTCTGTAAAGCTGATGGCAATTTCACCGTAGGTAATGCCTGAGCAGTCTAGGGTCACTAGAGTAGCTGTTGTACCGTATGTCTGCCCTTGTGGTAAGTTAATTACTGGGTTAAGGGCGACTGTAGTTGCCGGTGTACCTGCGATGCTCTGCTGGCTAGTACCGTATGAGTCCATTTGACCTATACGCTTCCAAGTGTCACTAGTTTGAATATAGTACTGATCACCGGAGTTGTAGTTGACCAGTTGATCAATAGTAAAGTAAGCAATACCTGAGTTTTGATTAATTGCTATTACTGAGTAGTCTTGTAGCTTGTTGCTGTTATAGATATGCCACTGTCCAGGCTGATATGTAGCCTGTGCGTTTTGAATAGTAGCTGACCACTGACTGCTCATTGTGGTAATAATGTTGGTAGCTGAACTGGCTGTTTGGTTAGTTTGGAATCCAGTAGGTGTAAAGCCAGACTGTGCTAGATACACATAGTTGGCATCACCTAGTAATTCACCTGCTGTCTGGATCAGTTGTCCTTTCAAGCTGGTTGGAGGAATTAGGCTAACGCTAACAGTACCTGTGTTCTGTTCTAGAGCAATACGTCCTGTGTGATCTACTGTTAGACCAGTACCAATAATAACGCCACCGATGGTAGAGTTAGTAGCTGGAGTAATAGTGAACGTTTGCGGAACATCTAGTAGGTCAAGATAGCTACCTGAAGTTGCTACTGCGGCAAGTCCTAGGTTAGCAACACCGTTGGCCTTCTGCTGAGTAGTTAGATTTTGTGTATTGATGTCAACACGCAGTCTATTGGCTAGCGCATCTGTAACACCAGTGCTGGTGCTTAGGGCTGATAGTTCTTGTAATACTGTATAGAATGTGCCTGAGTTGGCAATGGCCGCATCAATCTGCTGACCTACGAGTTGACTTACTTGACTAGTTGTTACATAGCTGGCTAGAGTCACTGTGCTAACATAGCTGGCATCGTTAGTAAATGCTGATACTAGTGTAGGGGTATCTAATAGGTCTTTGTAGTTGCCTGTTAGAGCCACGGAAAAACGCTCTAGTAATTGAGCTGTACCGCCACCCGTTGTAGTTGTAGTAGCTACGAATACAGTACCTATTACGTTAGCGCCTGCGCCTGCTAGAGTAAAATCACTGTTACCTAGGTTAGAAATTATATATGTAGATCCAGTTGATAAACTAGGAGCTGAAACTACTTGATTGGTATTACGTAAGTTGCCCTGCGTGAATACAGGCTTGTGAGTAAGGTCGTTGTAGTCGCCAGTTTGTCCAGCTAGACTCACGTTGGTGTTGCCACCGCTTCCTGGTGCTACCCCCGCAAATCCGCCTGTGCCGTTAGCTGATAGTAGCCACGTTGCTGTGGGCTGATTGTCTGTGCGCAGTTGGGTATTAATAATACTACCGCTGGCAATTTGGCTTTCTCCAATTTGTCCGGATAGTTGGCTAAATGCCACTGTACCTGTAAAGGATCCGCCGCCCCCGCCAGTGCCAACAGGAATAGCACCTGATGTTCCGTCGCTGACAAATAACTCTAGAGTATCTAACTCTAAAAATAATTCACCTCTTCGTAGGGCTATCGGGCCCTGGGCTAGAATTTCTTTACCTTGATAAATGCGATATGGCATGTTTTGTTCCTTACTGACTTAAACAGTTAAATACGTTATATGCTATTTACCGTCAACGTTGAAACTAGAGACCCTCCCGCGGTTCTTATCCTGGCTAATTTATCTCCTGGAAACGGAGCCCAAAGTACTGTATTTGACCCTACAGTAGCTGAAATCAATTGGCCTAACTCGCTACCTATAGACTCAGCTACAGGAGCAGAAGTAATTCCGGGCTCTGCCGAAATGTCGTTATTAATTCGCTATTTTAAGCGAGTAGTAGGGCTAGTAGATGTTAAAGAAGTAGTAGATCTAGGCTACAGAAACTGGGCATGGCCTGGGCATACTGAGATTACCAAAGGTATGCGAGTACGCTATACTGTTGGTCGTGTTAAGCCTAGATTAGGGTGCACGGACATAGATTGGAATTTCGAATTACTAGATCATCTTGAGCGTCCTGCGGTAACTATGACTTTACAGCAAAGAATTTATCTATGATCGTTTTTGATTCTACATCCTCAGCTTTTAGCTCGACTATCTTTGAAACTTACATCGATAACTGGTCAGTAACTCCTGCGGTCTATGTTAGTACTGCTACTTACATTCCTGTTACAACCTACCCTAACGTAGTCAACAGCATAGGATGGCATATACAGGGTACAAATACCTTAACTGGTTTTGTCAGCACATTCTTTACGTCAACTACGGTAACGGTGTTTGTTCAAACAGCAACAATGGGCGGTGGTATTGCCAGTTATGTAATTGATCCAGCAAATGGTAACATTTTAGCCTCTGACAACTTTAATCGTTCTGGCACAGGATTCGAACTGGGATCTAGCGATGTTACCACAGCTACTAGTCAAGATGCGCTAGGATGGATCATTGGGCATAATTACCTACAATATCTAGCAGTTCGCGATCTAGCTACTACAACTATCAGTACAACAATTTGGCAACGTAGCATAGACACATATACTGCTAGTCAACAGCCTGCTATACAAATTCCTGCGTTTAATACCCAAACTGGCGCAGTTTCAACAAGTACCTACTCCATTTGATCTGAATTGTAAATAGTGCTATAATATACGCACTTAAAGGATCAACATGTTCTACAAATTCAAACCAGGCCCTTACGAGCCAGCACCATACAAACCAGGCGATACACTAACTTTTAGTCAGACTTGGACGTTTGGTGATATCATCTATAGTATGATTCCTATCCGCTTGTTAGGTGGTGGAGAATTTTATCTTCGTCTAGAAAACCTAGACAACTTATGTAAGAATGTCATTGGGTGGCCTAACGGTGGCACACACAGTGGTCGTATGCGTCAAAAGGATTTTGACCTGTTGGCTCCATTGATTGAAGCACAGCCCTACATTAAGAAATGGGCAGTATGGAATGGTGAGGAAATCACGCATCCATTGGATAATATCTGTTGCTGGTTTTACGGTAATCAAATTGACCGTGGCCACTATGGCAAACAGTATTCTCTAGCAGTTGGCTTAGATCCTGCGCAGTTTGAACCAGAGATTACTAAGCCTTGGTTGACTAACGTCACTCCAGTAAAGGTGCCAGGAAAGCACATAGTGATTTCTAAAACTGACAGATACGGTAACGGACAAGTACATCAGGTATGGCAGAATGTAGTTCAGCAAGAATGGTACAAGCAGGCAGTATTTGTAGGTACTAAAGAAGAACATGCCAACTACGAAGAGGACTTTAAGATCAACATTCAACACTACCCTACAGAAGACTTACTAGAGCTAGCTCAGGTAATTCAGGGTAGTGATTTGTACTTGGGCAACCAGTCAGTTGGTATGGCTATTGCGCAGGGATTAGGTGTAAACTTCTGGTGCGATCATCGTAAAGATAACTGTACTTTAGAAGGTTGCGAAACTTACTTCCAACGTCCAAATGGATATTATTTCTAATAAATAGTCGTATGGCACAAGCACAATATACATTCGACTGGGATTTTAGTAAATTAGAAACAGTAACCATTGGTCAGTACAATGAAGTTATTTCTAGAGTTTATTGGACATTATGGGGAGCGGACGATCAAGGTAATCGTGTTCCTCAGTATGGCGAAACTCTAATTGATAACGCAGTCTTTGAAAGAGGAACTGTAGAAAATTTTGTTGAGTACGCTCAAGTTACACAAGAGCATGTTGAAGAATTAGTTGAGAATAGTTTGGGCGAAGATGTTATTGCTCAAATGACTGATAATTTAACACTACAACTACAGCAACTTGAATCAGCACCAGTGGTTAGAATTCCACCCTGGTTATCTTAAACTAAGTTGGCGATCTTTAAGGTCGCCAATTTTATCCATTAATCTTCCGATATATCCCGAATTGCGTAGAGCCTTGAACGCAAGGTTCCCAGCACCAAATTCTCCATCCTTAGCTAGGTTAGTTCTGCGGAACACTCCTAGGTAGTCTTTGACTGTTGAACACGTTGATAAGTCGTCGCTGTCGATAGCAGAGTCAATTGTGCTAGCCCACAAAGTTGCTAGCTTCTCTACTCGTTCACGATCGTAATCCTTAATATCTTTACTAGGCTGTTTAACCCATTCATCTGAGATAATTGAATAGCTAGAAGTTACTGCGGGTTCGTTTGAATCCTCAACATAGCACTCAACCTCGATACCCTTAATGGTAATATCGTGTTCCTTTTTCCAAAGTTTACGTTTGGTATCAAACAGCTCTTTAACTTCACCTTCACATTCTACCTTACTAAAGTCTACAATTAAATGAAGATCTATGTCAGACTGTTTAGTGTAGTTGTAGTTGGCTTGGGACCCCGTGATTAAAACGTCTTCGATCGGCGTCGAAACCCCTAGAAAATGATAGAATTCCTTGGCGATTTGAAGCAGTTTGACGCTGATTTCACGTCTAATTTGATCGTCGTCCCACAGAGCAGGGTTTAGCTCGTTGTGTATTTCAATCGGGGAATTAAACTCAAAGATGTACATTATGAGTTATTTATAGCGTAAATACCAGTATGACTGTTTTCAACTCGCTCGCAGGTAACATACTTGTAACCCAACCCAAAACCCACAGTAATCTGTTCTCCAAAGCAGTGATCCTAGTTGTCCAACACGGCGTCAATGGCGCTTGGGGAGTTACTGTAAACAGAGAAGCAAGTTCCTTAGATATACGAGCAGTTATGGCCGCGGCTGGAATTGAGTATAATAACCCTGCTAAGGTATATGTAGGTGGTCCAGTAGAACCAACTAGGGTGCATGTAGTACACAGCTTAGATTGGTCCAGTCCTAGCACTTTACCCATAACTCCAGAATTGGGCATTACGGGAGATATGAGCGTGTTGGCCGCAATTAGCCAAGGCGAAGGCCCTGCGCTGTATCGAATTGGTATTGGGTTAGCGGCTTGGAGTGCTGGACAACTTGAAGGGGAAATGAGCGGACAACATCCGTGGACTGTTGATCATCAATGGTTAACTGCTCCTGCTACTTCTGAAGTATGTTTAATTGGAACAGGGGAAGAGCAGTGGCAACTTGCGATTAACCACTGCGTCAACCAAAAAATATCAACTCTGTTTTAATCTTTTTCTGGATTCAATCCAGCTAACAATTCCCTAACTTTAGAATTGCCCTGTACACCTTTAATCTTACCTACTGGAATTCCTTCCATAGGATCTGATTTAATCTCACCAGTTTCTTGATCAAGAACTGTACTTGTCTTTTTCAAACTGTCATAGATATTTGTTTTAGGTTTATTGTTGTAGTCATCTTCGTCGCCTAAATCTTTAATTCGCAAAGTATCTACATCAAACTCTAAATCAACTTTCTGTCCAACACCTGAGCTTGAACGTGTCTTCATAAACTGAATTTGATAACGTCCACGTTCTTTCATTGCTCGACTTGTAAAGATACCAATTACGTTATCTGCCGTTTGAATCTTTGATAAACCGCCTGAAATATGACTGTGATCAAACTCAATTTCTTCAACAGCACTACGATTCAACTGACTCGCTGTACATACAATAGATTGAGTTTCCATTGCTAAGTTACGTAACTCTTCCGATACATATTTGTCCTTAACAAACAAATCACTTGGGCTAACTTTAACACTCATTGGCATCATTAAATCCAAGTAGTCAATTAAGATAATGTCTGGTTTAAACCCTTTCTTAACTTGATACTCTTTCAAGTACGCACGAATATCATTTGCGTTCTTACCACTTGGCAAATATTTGATTTGTATGCTTCCTGCTTTCTTACCAAGCATCTTAACCTTAAGTTCAACATCCTCAAGATTCTTAAAAATCTCACGAGTTGGCACATCAGTTAACATACTATCCATACGCATAGCTACAAGTGCTTCGCTCAACTCAAATGTAAGATAAATTACGTTAAGCCCTGCCAATGCCCAGTTACATCCTAGGTTAGCGAGGAATAATGATTTACCGCCACCTGATGCCGCACACCAAATGTTAAGTTCACCTCGGTTAAATCCACCATATAATTTCTTGTCAATGCTTGGCCAACCTGTCGAAATTTGACCATTACTATTATTCAATCCTTCGAGACGTCCACGTGGGTCTAAGAAGTAATCTGTACCCATGTCTTTGTTCAAACTAATTTGAACAGCATCCTTAATCATCTTTTCTACAGGACCGTAATCGCCCTTTTCAAGTAAATCAGCTGACTTTAAAATTGCTCTTTCTAAGCCTTTATGACGACTAAATTGCTCAAATTCATCCATGAGCCAATCATAGTTTTCTCTTGGTAGTGCGACTGGATTTAGTGCTGTATTACATGCCGCATTAACAATACTTGACTCAGGCATCACCTTATATTCATTTACATAGGTGTTGATAAAGCCCGCAACTTCTTGGAGTTTTCTGTCGAAATTTTCAGGGTCAAATATGTTCTGACAGCGAATAAATGTCTCGGCATCGCTCATGAACATTTCGAGATACAGCTTCTGAATTTCTGAGCTATAGTTAGGTGGTTGTGGATTCGTCATGTTTGTGTTCAAGTTTTTTTCTCAATAGTTTAATTTTTGTTTCGCCTGTTTCTCGGTACTTTAAAATGGTAAAAAGAGTGTAAATTCTACCAAATTTCTTCACTGCGTCTGCTACGTCTTTTACGTCAGGGCCCCAGTCAGGCAAGCTAACGGACCATCCCTGTTCAATAGCCGCGGATATTAATTTAGCCCCGGCCTTGTCGTTGTCAGGGACAATTATGACTTCACGACCCAACGCAGAAATCCTGGAAATTTGCGTCTGATTGGGGTCATTATGCATGATTGCCACACCGTCTACTGCGATGGCATCAAATTGTCCTTCAACAACAATTACATATTTTCTATCATGCGACTGAGCATCGATATTAAAAACATAACCCGGTTGTGCTGTAGTCAAGTACTTTGGTCGCCCATCTCTAATTTTACGTCCTGTCCAGCCTACCACCACTTTTTCATGAAAAAATGGAATAATTACACGGTCCTTATAACCGGGCTCAGGAGTCCACATCCAGTCATACCAGTCAAGCTCCATGCCACGATCAAAAATGTACGCAACTACTTCTAGGAAGTCTGGATCCTCGCAACCTTCGTCGATCCATGTTTGTATAGGAAGGCAATTTTCTGGCAATTCTCGGGGTTCGAGACCAAAATTTAGTGGAATTGGCGTGGCCGCTAATTCTTCCTTATTCTTCAGGGCCTCTAGTGTAAGTTTGTTGATGTCGTCATCTGGCATGCTCATCCAACGCATGAGATTTTTAGTATTTTTACTTAATAGTTTACCTGGACTCCACCCTGCTTTGAACCCGCAGTTAAAGCAATGGTACTGAAAACCACCTTCACCACTGGTCAATACACCACCACGCTGGCGTTTGTCTACCTTCTCCCCATTATGGACGCAACAGGGTGCGTTAAAGCTAACCCACCCACTTGGGGTTTGTTTTCTTTTCGCAGGTAAGAAGTTTATAAAGGTTGCCTGAATCAGGTTCATGCAACTATTTTAACTTCTAAATAGGATTTTGTCAATCTTCCCGTTAGGCCAATATGGTTGATTTGGTGTTGGATTACCCGGTATGGAAGCACCATACCAATTAACACCCAGAGTATCACCATCTGGTACATACTTTACCTTAAGATTGGTATAGTTACCAATTACGTTAACGTAGTCAACTCCGGTAAAATTCTTATCATAGTTGATAGTTTGGATTAATGCGTATGTTTCGTTGGCATTGCCCTGCCCACTTGGGTTATTTTGGAGAGTTCCGTAAACATCCACGTGACCCTTAAAATTATTTAGGTAAAACTGTAATGTCTGTAGACCATTGTTTGAGTTGAATGCTGGGTTGGCCAACATGCTCGGACCACTGAAGCTCCACCAGTTAAGCTGGGAGATACCTTGGCGGTCTTTTGGTTGGTCACGATACCATCCAAATTCGGTTACTGCCAAACTTTCGGTTAAGAATGGTTGAACATCATCACGAATTTCAGCAGTACCAGCCATACCGTAGTATGTATTGGAATATGCAGGAGTGTAACTACCTTCGGCATCCAACGCAGAGATATTAAAGGTATAAGTCTGAGGCATAACATCCATGGTATCACTTTCAGTTAGGGTTAATACCGCCAACCCACGGGTACTAGTAGTAACTCCGTCATCAATTATTTCAAGTTGCTTCGGTTCAAATGGCATTACATTGTCTGCGCTGAACATACGGAAGAAAAATGTCCCTGTTGATACGTCGACTGGCTTTTGGTCTGAGTTCTTAAACTGAATTTGAACCTTATTTTTAAGGCCCTTTTGAAATATTAGGTTGCGTTGATACATGATGTTGTTTACACCTCGAGAATTGTCCAAATCTAGCACAACTTGGTAGATGTTGGTATATAAATAGACAGGTAATTTCTGCATACACATATTTATTGATTAATGAGACATAATAAAGACACCGAATTTCAACAAAACTTTCCGTTCATTTCATGTATTAAATGTAACGAAGACGAATACGTAGGTATTGTCATAAATTTTGACAATAACGTAACCAGCATCTACGACTTTAGCACTATACGGACAGAAATTGAAAAATCTTTGTTTTTAGAGCTTGGAGAAACATGGTGGTGGGAGAGCAATCGCAAGATTCCTATCAACATTTTCCTAAAACTTGAGATGGCACAGTTTAGGCCCTATATTAAAACCTTTAATAGCAAAGACGTTAGTATAGTTTTTGGGCCAACTGTAAATTTGAGCGAGATTGCTGAAAAACGCATCAAGCGTAAGTCAATACAACTAGTTAGGACCTTTAGAACTAAAGGTTAGACTAGGTTTTCACAGATTAAATTCATCTGTACAACAATTGCAGCCGCATACGCCACAGCGTGAGCTTTCTTAAAGAAATATTCGTCACCTACCGGCTTAACCCACACTTCATTCATTACGGTTGTCCAATCTTTTCCGATCAAATGTCTTTTTGCTGGACGAATTACTGCCAATACTGCCGCTAGTTGCGGTATGCTTCTGGGTTTCATCTCTCTGAGAATAGAACCATGTCCGTTTACGTGAAATAGCTGATTGGTAAAGTCGTCTTCTAGCAGTAGATCCCATAATGGCTCAGTATTCATCAAGTTAATCAGATGCTCTTCATTACGAACACCTTGATATATGCCAACATTCAAAAAATCTATCTTCATATATCCGCGGTCTTCGGCAGTTTTGTAATCAATGCTAGCTAATCCAGTTAATGGATTGTTAGGTATGCGTTGACAGTAAACTCCGGTGTTATGTTTCTTACCATCTTCCAAAACCGCAGGTACGTGCTCTAATACTTCTAGAGCTTTTGTTCGATCTAAAAAGTCAATATCAATATCTGGCATCGTAATCTCCTCCGCACATGTTCAATAACATTTTGTAATGCTCATATGCTTTTTTTACTGCCGGAACTTGATCTCTAATTTCTAATTCTTTGTATCGCTGTTCGTCAACTACACTTAAAAAATCTTTAAGTTTTTCACGAGGTAGGTGAATTGCGACCGCAGGAAGTTCTTCAACTTCATAACTGATATCGGGGTTTTCGTAATCCGGCCAACTTGGCATTTTTACTCGTTTAAATTTTCTATCACTATCTAATACTTCAGCATTAAACACTTTACAAAATTTCATAAGAGATTCTGACATTGGTAATACTCTGCTCATTCTGAGTTCTTCCTAAGTGTGTTGCTGTAAGGGTTTTCAAATCGTGTACGACCACAATCAGCACAATAGCATCGCAGTCTCGGACTCAGTGGACCTTTTTCCCAATCTTGTTCAATCATACTCCAGGTAGTCCAGCGGTGCCAGTCTAGTACACTACAACGAAAGCTCTGTATCTTATCCTGTCCTTTGAGTACACGTACTAAATTTTCTTTATTCAATTCCGCTCTCCCTACATATTTCTTTTACTAATTCCACGTCAGCTTTTTTAGATTTAAAATGATGTACCCAGAAAGGAATATCCAAAACAGTCTGAATTAATTCTAATTGCTCGTCATTCATATTTTCAAGCATAGCTTTACCAGTAGTACAATTCAACACGATCCACGCACTAATTTTACCATTACGTATATCACTAACCGCACGATTAAAATTGGCATAGTTAAAGTAATGGAACCATTGAGCACCACTACTATCACCCCATTCCATCATAGTTGTAATTGAACGTTGTACTGCGGCTTCGACTGGTTCTATCTTTAGAATTTCTTTTAGATAGGTATCATATAACTCATCACGGCACCAATGGTCTAACTTAACTCCACTCTTAATAACAAAGTCGATAAACTTGTCCGGGTATAGTGGGTTAACATTAGTTACAAAACTACCAAATTTAACAAAGGCGTTGTAGTAAGAACTTTTACAAAAGTCTTCATAGCTTTTTAGAGTACGTTGATTTTGACTTAGCGCATACCAACGATTCCACGCCATATAACCTGCTTGAACACGCTTTTCTGTCTTCTGCATAGCACGGCGCTTTGGCTCACACATATGAGCCATTAGAGTTTTTTCTTTAATAAAACTCTTTCCGCAGTGAACGCAAACGAAAGGTTGTTCTTCTAGTTTGAACATTAGTCTGTATATGTTCCGTTTAGTTTTCTAGCCAGTACTGAAGCATATTCCCAATGTTGTTCCGGTGTAGCAAAATCACCGTTAACATATAGTCGTACATCGTGTTGAAAATCGTTGTCTTCTAAATATACCTTGCCGTCTTCTTGAACAGCCACAGTCCATAATCCAACTTTCATTCGTATTCCTTACGTTGCTTTTTATCAAAGCCCATTTTATCAAATAGTTCTTCTTTGTCTTTCTTATCCATCATTTTAGCCCATAGTTTAATATCGCTAAGTTTCATAGACGGATTTAATTCTACTAATAGTTTTTCAATCTTAACTGCTTTTTCTTTGCTACCTGCTTTAAGATATGGATGATAACAAGTAACACCAGCACCGGTTGCCGCAAACAATTTCCACAACAATGCCTTATGATTCTTGCTTAATACCCAGTGGTGTTTGTTAACTAATTCGTTAGTCATTTCAATAAACCATTCTTGAATGTCATTGTCTCCTTGTACATTGGAAACATATCTCATTAAAATGTACGGCGAAAACTCTTTCTTTTCTTGATCTGACAGATTATCGTAGAAGTCGTAAACTTTACGATCTACGCTGTTTAATTCACGTTTAATATCAAGTGCCATGGTCTTTACTCAGATTATATAGTATTATACATTGTTCTAATGCTTTTTGCAATGCTAAATTATGTTTTGCTTCTTCAAATATTTGTTCCCAAAGTGCTTGTTGCCGTATTCGATTAAAGTGGGGATTAGACGCCGGATCATAATCCCAACCAACTGCTTGCCGAGATTCGGGAGGAGCACCTGCTTCACGTGCGTACACGGTGTCGCCAACTCTTTCGTATATGTAAGTAGCACCAGGCTTAAGACTACCCATATTACCAGCACTTTGTATAATCTACAATTTCACTTTGGCGACTAACTTCTTTAACAAAGTAAGCACACATCGGGTTATCGCCGCCAGTTAACGGAGTTGTTAGTAATTGTCCAGGTT